AACAGACGCTTCCTCCAACCATCGAATGACTTCAACAGTGGGTCAGCGGTCAAAGCCGTGTCACCGTTAATAGCCAAATCCTCAATGTCATTAGCGGCCTGCGCTGCCATTAGGCGAGCGATGTGGTCCTCCAAAGCCTCACCCTCTAGGTTGTCCTCTAGAGACTCGGAAGATAGTTCCCAGTCTAGACGCAACTTCTTAGTGGTTAGAGAAATCTTGGAGAACGTAACACCTGCGTTAACGTGGTCGTCAACAGCCTCGGTAGCCAAGCGAACTAGACGCTCACCGACTGCGATGCGGTCAACCTCAATCTCGTTTGCACGCATACGGATGGTACGGACCTGACCACCAAGTACGGTCTCATCGAACATATAGTCGATGAAGCGGGTGCTCTGCTCAGGGCTTAGCAATCCGCCACCTGACGGAGGCGTACCGATGGTGCTGGTCGTAATGACCTTCTCTAGCAATTCGTTACTCATTTTTGTTTTTCACCTACCTTTTCGTTTGAAGATTTTAATGGTTTAGTACAGAGATTACCTCAATAGGTTATCAACTGAGAAAGCGCCGTTCCATACTGATGCTGACTTCTGTACTGGTTCTGGTGATTCCTCACCAGACTTCTTGACGGCCTCAGAAGAGTTAAGTACTTCTAGAGTCTTTTCCAACTCTGCAAGCCTGCTCTTCTCAGCCTCCAACTTGTTACCGAACTCGTCAAACCTTGCTTCAAGTTCGGAAGCCTTCTTTTCGAATGCTTCTGTTGCCTCGGTTAGGGCCTTCTCTAGGGCCTCAACCTTCTCACTAGTCTCGGTGCGAGTCTTTTCTAGGGACTCCGTGACTACTTCACGCAAAGCATCCAACTTCTTAGAGATTTCTTCCTGCTCGTCTGGAACCTCGTCAGGGTCAACGACTGTTTCCTCTTCCTGGGCTGCTGCCACAGTAGCGGCTACATCTTCGTTAACTACCGCTGCCGTTTCTGCCTCTGGACGGTCCTCAGGTGCCGGGGTAACATTCGGTACCACCCCACCCTGCTCTGCATCCGGAGTTTCCTCGGTCTGAGTTTCCTCAGCAGGAGTCTCGCTCTTTACAACACTGTCGCTCACTTCTACTACACCTCCTTCGCCTTCTGCATTTTCTTCGGCATTTAGGCCAAGGAACTTAGTGACAACTGTTCTCACCTTCTCCGCACGGTCTCCACCCTGCTCAAACCAACCAATATTCTCCATACCACCGCCGCACTCAATGCATGAGGCATTGTCTGCGGAAGCGACCTGAACCTTGGCGTCGTTCTTGCACCAGAAAACATTCTCGATTTCAGTCTCCACGGCCATTCCCTTAACTGTGACAGAGCCGTTGGAAGCCTTGGTAATACTGAAAACATTTGCCAACTGGTTTGCTGGGTTATCAACCAAAGATAGTTCGATGAGTTCATAGTCCTTGATAAAGCGAACAGCCTTACCAATTTCCTTGTCATACTCGTTGTCGGCTTCTAGAATGTTTCCACCGATAGAAAAACCGGTAAGAGTTCCATCTAGAACCTTCTCCCAAGTTGCCTCGGCACCCTTGGAGACGTAAGCCGTGACGAAAATGCCGCGATAAAACTTTGTCTCTCCCGTCTCTTCATCGACGGTTACAAATTCATCCTCGCGGAAATCTACAATCTTGCCAACAGCAATAGGCTGGTGCATTTCACGAAGATTTCCACGGGCGCGAGCAAAAGCCTTCACTGACGCCTCAGCGGTAACAATGTCACCCTGAGAGTCAATGTTGTCTAGCGTGGCGAAACCGGAAACCAAACGATTCTCTCGGTCCACCTTGGCTAGAGGCATGGTCAGACGCATGTGATTGCCGTCTGTTAGCCACTGGCTCTTGACAATATCGCTCATGGTTAAATATTATCCTAACGTTTTTCCTAATGCAAAATTTTTGCTAAATCAGTGTGTAAACAGTTCATTTTCGTGCTCTACGTGAGCATGGTTTACCTTAAGATTAACGTAGATAAAGGCAGAATAGACGGCCAGTACCATTGCGTTGATTCCTCCGGTGCTTTGCCAATCTCCGATAAATAACATTAGAGATACTACGAACCAATAGATACCGCCGACCCTGGCTCCTAGAATCAAAGAAGGCAGGGTTCTGGTGAACGCACCATGGCTGATGACCACACCGACCGCTGTTGCCAACAATCCCCATACGGCCTCAGGCATAAATTGCATAAACGAGTAGAGAGGGCGTCCTGGGAAAATATCCCAGAATGGATTACCAACCCAAAATCCCCAGACAACAGTAAACACTCCCAGAAGGATAATGGCGGTCGGATTGACTGGCCGAAGCATTGCCTCAGCCAGCCTCTCCTGACCCTCCTTAATCGTCATTATGCAGTCGTACGGCCCTCACCCTGCGGATTACGTGCTTCCCCTGCGGAGTCGGTAGCACCAGCAGAGCGCTGGGCATCCCTTTCTCGATTACCTTGTGCTCGGTTCTCGGCTTGCTGCTGTGGCTTTTGTTCAACAACCTTGTCACCACTTGGCAGACCCGGCCAACCCTTGTCAGCACGGACCTCGTTAGGTGTCCTAATCTGGTTCTTGACGTGACGCTCATCAATCTTGGACTGAGTATCTGCATCGGTTAGAGTCATTTCGTTCAAACTCAACTCAAATGCATCTGTTAGTTCCTTGACAATGCGGTTCAACTTCTTCTCAAACATGTCCTGTCGTGGACCACAGACCTGTTCCTTGAAGGTCTTGTCAGCGTCTCGGGCAACTGCTAGGCTTACACCCTCTGCTAGACCTACCTTGGAGATTGGTACTCGATGGGTCATCAAGATTTCGTTTAGGTTTTGCTTCTTATAGTTGTTGAATGAACTATCCTGAATACCGGCCTCGACCGGCTCAATCTTTAGGTCAACCTTCTCTTCTGGGGTATCGCCCGGTAGTGGAATATAAAGGCTTCGGTGATTCTGTCCCTTTAGTCCTGTTTCAAAGAACTGTAGCAGAGCCGATTCAGCCGTGGCTCCCAACTTGGCACCCTTAAGGATAATGACGTGCCTTGGAACAGCCTTGTTCTCAAAGTAGTCTAGGTTGAAACGTGCCGCGAACTCCTTACCAGCAATAGCGGTCTGTGCGGCAATAATATCCGGAACACCATAGAAAGTGTGGGTAGGACTGTAGTTCTTAATGTGAATGACTTCATTTGGACGGGAGTCTCCACCAAGTGGGTTAGGTGTCTCTCTGTCTCCGAAGTTGCGGAAGAATACCGCCTTGTTGGAGATAATCTGGACAAAGCCGTCCCTCTTCTTACGGATACGCAAAGTTGCTGCTGGAATGTGTCCTACGTACCCGACCTGACCATTCTTCTTGCGTCCAATCTCTAGATACCCGTTACCCATGGTCTCAAAATCCTTCCAGACCTTTTCCAGGGTTTCACTGAATGTATCTTCTTCGTGGAACGAATCAAGGATTTCCAGCAACTCGTCCTTGGCTTCTGCCAAACGACGACGAGCATTCTTCAACTTGTTCTTGCCGGGGCTATCCTGTAGACGCTCTAGACCTCGCTTCGTCTTTGATGTTTCCTTTAGGTCATATCCTAGGCCTACGATGTTAGCAATCTTTGCATCTACCGCCGCCTTGTGTGGAGCAGATACCTCATACAACTTTGCTAGGTAGTCTAGGTTGTAAGGTGGAGAGACAACATCAAAAGCGTTGTATCCGGTAACAGTGTTGGTTTCCAACTTCTTGGACTCAACTTCACCGTTGCTACCTCGATGGAACTTTCTAATCTGGTTCTCTACACGACGCTTAAAGACTGCATCGGTACCGGCCAACTGCTTGACCTCGACGCCGGTACGCATAAACGGGTCTGTGTTCTCTGCGGGCTTGGCGGATACATTCAGTGTACCTACTCTCTCAATCTCAGGTAGGTTGTCAATATAGTCCTCTACTGCTCGGACCTTACGCTCAGTCATTTCTGCTTGCCTCAACACTTTCCTGAATTGCAGCCAAGTCCCACGGGTCTGGCACTAGACCTGACTTACCGCGCTCTTCCTGCTCTTCGTATTCTTCATCGGTGACCTTTCTTTGACCGGACCAGAACACGGCCCTTCCGTCACCATATCCATAGTGGGCTGCTACCTTGCGTAGAGCCTCAA